CGAACAAGAGTTTGGTTCTTTTGATATGAAAGAAATTAAAAAACTAAGAGGTCCTTTTGGCTTACCAGTAGAAAGAGACATCTGCTTTGACCCAATAAAAGAAAAAGCACTTTTATTAAAAATATCTAACGGTACTGATTAGATGTACTGTAGGGCAAAAAAACTACCGCCATTTGATGTTGTGAACAAGCTTATTGCTTACAACATCATTACTGGTGTCTTTACTTGGAAAGTTAATAAATCAAATAAAAAAGCTGGTTCTGAAGCTGGTTGTGTAAAAAAGAAAAGTGGTTACAGATATATAACCATTAATAAACAAGAATGTGCAGCACATAGAATTGCTTGGCTATTAGTAACCAAAAAAGACCCATGGCCATACGAAGTAGACCATAGAAACAATGAACCAAAAGATAATTATTTTAAGAATCTAAGAAAAGCAACACCAGCACAAAATAGTGCAAACAGACAAAAAGGTAAGAACAATACATCGGGTCATAAATCTATTACTTATCAAAGCCACCAGACAACTAACCCATGGGTTGTTTGTATACATCAACAGAACAAGAGCCATTATGTAGGGTCTTTTCCTACATTGGAAATGGCGATAGAAGCAAGAGACAAAAAAGGTAAAGAATTATATGGCGATTTTTATAACCCCTAAATGTTACACCAATCAACAAACCGAACATTAGGGGATAGCCAATAGGGAAACCCCACACTATAATTATGGTAAGGGCGAGAGTCCACAACCCCCAATTCTTAAATGAAAAACTTTTTTCTTTACTTAGCAATGGGCGGTATCTTATTTACCGCACTTACCTCAACACTACAAGACATGACCAAAGCAGATTGTCGTGCTGGTGTAGAACTAGCTTGCCAAGAGGTAGTTAAATGGTAAGAGATATGCAAAAAGTTCTTGAAACTTTACGAGAGCAAGAACAAAAACAACAAGTCAATAAGCTTGAAATTGTACGAGGTTGTATAGAACTTACAAACATAGTACAAGAGCTAGGCGAAAAGACAGGTGTTACTTGTAATGCCTTAGATGAAAAAACTAACATCATCAAAGACTTTATCGTTAAGCAAGCAGAAAAAATTACCATGCTTGAACTTCGTATCGCAAACCTAGAGGACAAACTCAATGCAAAAAATTGAAGCTGGTTACATACCAGCACAGCAATACCATGATGACCCTGCGTATTCTGCTAGTGATCTGAAACTTATTACAAGTACTTGTCCGCAAGTCTTTTACAAAAGCAAGTATGAAAAAGTAAAGCTTGAACACGAACCAGCACTAAAAAAAGCATTTAGAGTTGGCGAACTTTGCCACGCATTTACCTTAGAACCAGACAGAGCAAAAAAAGCTTATGGTGTTTGTCTTAGCAGATCAACTAAGGCTGGCAAGGTGCAAGCAGAGGAGATGGCAGCCAAAGGTATAGAACCTATAACAAGCCAAGAATACGATCTTGCATCTAGTGTTGCCAATGCTGTTTGGTCACACCCATTAGCAAAAAAACTTCTTTCAGTTGGCCTTGCCGAACAAAGTTTTTGGAAAGATGATAAAGAAACTGGCCTTACTTGTAAAGCAAGATGCGACTTTCTAGATCCAATTAATAAAACTATTGTTGACCTAAAAACAACTGGTGAAGGTAACAGCCACCCAGACAAATTTATTAAGTCAATAGCCAATTACCTTTATCACTTACAAGCTGCTCATTACTTAGAAGTAATTGGTGCAAAGCGATTTGTATTTATAGCAGTTGAAAAAGTCTACCCATATGCCATAAGCATTACCGAGTTAGACGAAGATGCACTTGCCGAAGGCAAACGTCTTAGACAAGCAGCCCTCAAACTTATTTCTAAATGCCATACAGATGCACACTGGCATGGCTATTCAGAAAAAATCGAAACACTCAGCCTACCAAGTTGGGCTTACAAAACAAACTAAAAAAATGTCAGAAACAACAGACGCAAACGAACTACTTGCAACAGCTTTACAAAAAGCACAAGCAGAATTTCCAACAATGGGTAAGACCAAACAAGTTGGCACAGGTAACTTTGGTTATAGCTATTTGCCATTAGAGCAAATGCTTTCTTTAGTAACACCTGTACTTCTTAAGCATGGCCTCTGTATAAGTCAAGGCTTTGGCTGTAGTCCTACAGGGCAAACACTTATAGTAACAAGGCTTTTACATAAGAGTGGTGCTTACATTAAAAACGAACTGCCAATCTTTTTACCAGAAAGAGACATGGCTAACCCTAAGAAAAACCAGACACATTTATGGGGCGGTGCAGTTACTTACCAAAGAAGATACAGCATTAAGTTGGTCTTAGGTCTTGAAACAGATATGGACTTTAATATGGAAGAAGAAGAAAAAGTAACAGATAAAAATATAAATAAAGGCGAGGTAATAGAGACTTTGCGAGAGCAAGTAAAGCAAATATCAAATTCTTCTGATACTGATAAAACTTTTGGTCTTGCTAAAAACGCAATTCTTAATGCTAAAAGCAAAGAACAATTAACAGATCACCAGAAAAACATTGCAACTCGTTTTGCACAAGGTAAACTAACTATTACACAAAAAGAGCAATTAGAAACTCTTATTGTTAACAAGATAAAGGTACTGAAGTAATGGAACAAGACCAGCCTTATCTAACAACCAAAGACCTCGCAGAACGATATGGTATTACACAAAGAACCATAAAGAAGTGGCGAACAAGTACAAGGCGAGGTAAAGCAGAAGGTCCACAGTGGTATTCAGTACCACGACAGGCAACTGCTTTGGGTTCTCCCCTTATCAGATACCCACTTCCACAAGTACTTGCTTGGGAAGAAACAAACTCAATTATTCCTATTAAATCTTTTTAATTATGGCCTACGAAAACCTTTTTACAGGGCGTCTTGTCCTCTTTAATAATACTGATAAAAAATCAGCTAAATCGCCAGACTTAGGTGGCAACATAGAATTTACTTTGTCAGATGCTATGGCATTTGCAGAATGGGTTACAGGCCAAGAAGGCGAGGATAACTATGCTGGCGAGAAAGTTGTCAAAGTACCAGTTAGTGCTTGGCATAAAGAGTCAAGAAACGGTACACCATTTGTATCGGGTGCAATCTCTGTAGCAAAGACAGAAAAAGAGGAAATACCCTTTTAACTATGACAAAAGTACTTCGCAAAGTTTCTAACCCAGAATTACCTTTAAATGTCGCAGTATTTCAAGACCATCTAGCACTTGGTCTTGAGTGCTTCGAACTAGATTGGTTTGATTTTGCACCAATGACTTGTAAACACAATGAATATGGTAATGGCATAGCTTTTTCGCAATACGATAAACACCACGCAGATCATTGCAAAGCAGAATACTGTTTAATTGTCTCTGATACTGGTATTCATATGCCCGAAAAAAGTTTATTGCCTTTTAGCAACGAACAACCCCCAACAAAGATGGCCTTGCTGGTTTTATCAGCAATGGTTACACAAAAACATTTAGATTTTCCATGCCCATTATGCGACTAGATTTTACAAACAAAGCACTTGAAGATTGGATTAAACTTTGTCCTTTTCCAATAACAGTACAACAAGCGGTAACACAACCAAATGCTTGTAAACACATAACAATAGATGTAACTATTGAAGCAAGTAAAACAAAGCCAAACCCAGACTTTGTTTCATCAGATCAACTACAATTTCTTGAGTTGAAATATATTGAAGTTGATAAAAAACTAAATCAACTCACACAACAAAGATTCCAAGAGGATAACCCTTTAATACAAAGAAAAATATCAAAGCAAATACATAATTTATTAGACGAAAAACACGAAATTGAAGAGCAGCTAGATGTTCAAGAAAAATCGTAGAAAGCTTGTGGTCGACTATGCCGACCTAATGGGCAAAACAGTTAAACGTACCTTTGATGGTGCGAAGTTTAAATGCGTAACTATTCAATATGCAACAAATACAGAAATTTTGTATTTAAGTATTTTGCGTTGTTATGACTTTGAGCATATTGATAATGCAGATGAATATGCCTGTGCAGTAGCAAATAAAGCTATTTTTATTAATTGGGATAACTTTTTCTTAAATTATGAATTTACGGAAAAAGACTGCCAAACAATCTCTGGTAACAACTTTTCAAACAATTTGATAAAAGCTAACTGGAACCAAATAAAAAAAGTATTTGTAAAAGATTTTAAAGACGGTTCGCATGGGAAAAAGGATTGATTTAAAAGACTTACAACAGTACATTGATGATAAGGGATTTATCGTACAAA